TCTACGACACCGCCATCTGCTATCACTCTAATTTTGTAAGCCTCAAAAAGAATCCGACCAATTGAGTCGAATGTCTTTATTGCACTATATTGAACGCCAAATCCAATCATTTATAGTTTGATCAATAACACAGACCCACTTGCAACATTCACAGTCTTGAATGGTCGTTCACTCGCTGGAGCAATTACCATACCTTTGGTCAATGTCTTTCCAGTCAATCCCCATTCCGAAAGAATGTCATTGTCTAAAACATCAGTTAATGCAGTGAAAACCACATCGTCATTGACTACTAAAAATCTATAATTTGTTGCAATTGTACCAGTCACAACCGCACCATTGTCTGCATATTTTCCGCCTTTTAAAGCAACTAATTCTTCTATTGTCATTTTTTAAATACTTTCTCTTACTGAATATTCCATGATAACCCTCGCACATTGTGAAGTGCTATCAAATAAAATCTCTTGATTGGATAAATAAATTTGCTGAATTGTTTTGCCACCGCTTACACCTTTGAATCGATTCAAAATCAAATCAATTTGGTCAGCAATATTTGCAGCTTCAGCAAAGCCACCATTACCATCTTTGACTTTACTTGCAAAAATATTAATTTCAACATCGTGATTTATTATCGAGTATCCATCTTTGAAGTTTTCAGGCGTGGATTGTTCTGTAATAATAACACGAGGAAATAAATTTTCTTGCGGTGAAATTCCATAATTCAATTGCTCAACGATACTCGTTATTGATGAAACATTTAGCAGTTGATAGATAGCACCTCCAATCATTAATGCAAATTTGTACTATTAATCAAATTTATTTGTGTAAACTTTTTTACTTTGTTTAGCAGTTTTCGATGCGTTGCATGAACGACACAATGCTTGAAAATTATTTTCATCCCATTTATCACCACCATCAGACACTGGAGTAATGTGGTCAGTGTAGTATGATGATTGATGACAATCCACAACCTCACACACTGGATGTTGCATTTTATAAGCAAGTGATAATTTTCGCCAACGTGATGTGTTGTAAAACTTCAAATCTGCTTGGTCCTTCAACCAGTTCTTTTTTTTCTTTGGTTTATCCTCTTTAAACGAATAAACTTTGTGTGGCATTTTCGGCATAATTATGGATGATGTGTGTTCCCTTGCAGTGAATGATAATCGCCGTTTTGATCTCGCCAATAAATATGACTATTATAAAACATAAATTCACCATTCTTAAAATAATCACCACCGCCCCCACTTTCTGAAGTTGGTGGTAGTGCATTGCCTTTCATTTGAAATAGGTCTGCACGTACTTTGTTTGATTCAGTGACTTCACCTTTTTTAAATGTTGGCATATCACCTTGACTTATTGGATAGCTTGTTTCTTTTTGAACAACTGGAATGAACTCTGCACCAAGTTCAACATCCGCAGTAACTTCAAAATAATCCGTTTCATTGTTATTGTTTGCGTTTATAACGCTTAAAATATCACCTTGATAAATTCTATTACCTTCATATGGTGGAATGTTTATTTGTTGAACAACGTGATTATCAGGAAAAAATTCTTCAATAAATTCAACCCCTTCAAAAACACCACCATCGTCAATGACTCTATTTTTTTGAAACACTGCATAAGTGTCTGATGAATTTAACATTGGTGTGAGTTCTTCAATACCTCTATAAATTTTATTAGTGTTTTCAACCACCTCACCTTTGTTTGTTGATATATCAGCCGGATCAATGATGTCTTTTATTCTTTTAATTGCAACACCAGTTCTTGCAGATATTTGTTCAAACCATTCCCCACTTACCTCATCCATTCCATAATCACGTGTGCAACCACTAAACACATAAACCTTGTCATTATATGCTAATGATTGATATGGATAATAATCACCAACAATTGTACTCATTATTTTTTCAACTGGCTTTGTTTGCAATGACATTGCTTCCATTACACGAGCATAAGATAAAAATGGATATGTGTCAAAATCACAATCCCATGTTGTTGATTCAACCAAACTAAATGATTGTGTATTGTTGTAATTTTCATCAATCTGAATTTTTGCAATCGTTGATGTTCCAATTTCTGAATCTACAATAATTAAAGGATCAAGTTCAACCTCCTTTGTGTAAAAACCGCTCGGATTCTCAACTTCCAAAATCATTGTGTTTTCATCATCGCTTGTTAGTTCAGGAAACAATACTTGTACATTATCAATATAAAATGCAACACCAGTGTCAATTGGTCCATTATATGTTGCACTCACTTTTACAATCATGTTGTCCGCTTCAAAATTTATTGCTGGTGTATCAAAAAAAACATATGTATCACCACTTGTATTTTTTACAATTTTAGTCCAGTTTCGATTTGTTGAATTTGGATCATCATACCATTTACCCTCAAGTTGTGGTGCATTTCCTACTCCTTTGATGTATCTATTGCCACTATAAATCTCTAAATCAATATTTGTTGAATAATTTGCAAATTTTAAATTACCCAAACGGACACGCATTCCAACCCTTATGTGACCAACACCATCACTTTTTATTGTTCCTATGTTTGCAGATATTGATTGTGTGACACCAGTTCCAAATACAAACAAACCACTTCCAAATGTTAACTTACCCTCAATATGCTGCTTTGCTAAAATTCTTGTTCGATAAGCACCAGCAAAATAACCAAATGTTCCACCCGCTAATATGTTTAAATTCTCAATCCCTGTATTACCAACTGACTTTTGATGTGTGTATGTGTTATGAATATATGTACCATCTTTTAAATACTCACGATATTTAATTGTAATTGCATCAAAATTCCTTACTTGCTGAATCCAATACACACCATCAGCATGATATATCCGACAACTAAACAAATCCATTAATCCTTTCAGTGCATCATAATATGATATGTATTGAACTGGATTTTCGTTTGTATCACCGATGAACATATTGTCAGGGATATATGTGTAATCAATTGGTGAATCATCCGTTGTTGTTGTTGCTGCAAGTACACGTGATGAATATTCGATTGATTCACGAATGTAAGCATCTGATGAGGACCAAAATTGTTTCAATCCAAGAATGTCAAGAATCTCAAATATATTGCTTTGTATTTTATTAACCGATAATGTTGTTTGTGTGTACTCGTATTTTTTAAGTGCATCAAGTCCATCAATGGCTTTGAATGTATATGGTCTTGGTTTATCTATGTTTGACCATTGAACAAGGTCCATTACAATGATACCAGCCCAATCCAATTCCCAATCCGTTGTGTATCTATATACCAACAATTTTAGTTTGTTATCTTGTGTGATTTGGTATTGTTCAAAGAACCTATCAAAATAACGATCATTGTTTGCATATGTGACTGATGTGCTTGATGACTTTATTGAACCAAGTATTTCATCACCTTCACCTTTCCATTCAGTTTTTAAATCAACCAATCTTGGTGCAAATGTTGGTTTGTATTGGTTTGCAACAATATCAGATGAACCGATGTGTGTGTATGTCGCTGAATAACTTTGGTCCGTTGTAATTTGTGTAGTTATTCCGTTTGAAACAATACCAGTGACATTTGCTGATTGTGTTGATGAACTTGTGTACAATAATAAATCTTGACCAACTTGAATAAAATCTCGCCAATCTTTATTGATGTAAAATGTGTTTCCAGTTCCACCAATTATTTCAACCTTTGGAAGTCCGTTGTAATCATCACCAAACAATTCAACTTTGTATCGTGTGTTATTGTCTGACCTTAACTCACTGCTAAATATTACACCACTCATTTATTATCTTGTAAATCCTTTTTCTCTATTTTGAACAAGTATCAAATCACGACCTGATATTTTTGTTTCCAATGCAATTGGTTGTGTGTTCATTGCACCCATTCCACCACCCATTGGAGCTGCCATAGGTGCAGTTCCACCGCCACCAGTGTCAATACCTTTTTTACTCAAGCTTGATATTGCTGCACCAGCTGCAACCAATGCAATACCACCAACAATTGCAAGTGGACCATTCATATTT